GGGTTCGGGATCCTGGTGGGAGCTATCTATGTTTTCTGGGTCCTGCTGATGGTCTTCCTGGAGATCGGGTAGTGGGCTTCAGCCTGACCAAGCCATGTGAGAAGTGCCCCTTCAGAAAAGACATCCGCGCCTACCTCCGCAAGGATCGAGTCATGGAAATCGTGGCTGTCCTGGAGGGTGGCGGGACCTTCCCCTGCCATGAGACTGTGGACTACGACGAGGAGGGGGAGGCCGTGATCGCATCGAGGGAATGGAAGTTCTGCGCCGGTGCCGCCATCATGTTGGAGAAAGCCCAGGACCCAAAGCAGGCCCCCGCCAATCAGATGCTGAGGATAGCCGAGAGGCTGGGCACCTACGATTACAGGAAGCTCGACATGGAGGCCCCAGTCTTCGATAGCTTCTCCGCCATGGTGGAGGCCCAAGAGAAATGATAGCCTGGGACTCCCAAAAGAAACCTAAGGTCCGGCTCCAACTGCACTGGCTAGACATACCAGGTGGGCCCGAGCTCTTCTTCTGGCAGGTCCGAAGCATGGAAGGGCAGGTCCTGGTCGAGTCCCCCATGTACTACACGGCGGAGGAAGCAGCAGAGGTGATCCGATCCATCGAGTTCGAGTTCGATCCCCTGAGAGTGAAGTGGGCAGATAGCGCTGGAGTGCGTCCCTGATGGCCAAGGAAGTCTGCCCATTCTGCTGCTGCATGAAGGTCCGCAAGGTCGTCCCCAAGACCCGAGCCCACATCAAATATGTCCCCACCAACAGCCGCCGATGCATGATTTGCAGCCGATCCTGGTGGACCCCCCGAAAATAAATTTTCAACCACAAGGGGTAGTGTGTCCTGCCATCCAGGTGGACAGTTGTAGTGGTCGAAAACCCGTAAATCCAGTGCCTTCAACGACTTAGGGTTGACAACCCTAGGGACATTTTGATAGACTGTATATAGAAAGAAAGGAGAACGAGTAACGATGAGACACTGGAACGCAAAGATCAGGAACTTCTACAAGGGCCGCTACTACAACAACGAGCAGGTCCTGGCAGTGAAGGCCACCAAGGTCCACACTGCTGTCCACCGAGTGGTCAAGAGATACCTGGCCAACCTCCCCAGTGGGACCAGGATCGAGGGGCTCTCGATCAACATAGAGGCCATCCGGCCCAAACGGCAAAAGAAAGGAGGTGAAACAAATGCCACTACATTGGAGAATTGATGAAGTGAAGAATTTCAACGAGCTCTGCTACGAGGAGCGGGTACCCTACCCATCAGAGGGTGGAGGGGACAAGCCTGTCACCATGCTCAGGGCCAGGACCAGGCAACTGGTCTTCGCCACCATGATCGTGGGGATGTGCAAGATCTCTGAGAAGAACTGTAAGGAGTTCTTCTACCGACTGCACCTCTACGAGAGCATGTTCGGTTCCCTCATTGTGGAAGAGGACGGGGAGCCGTGCTTCTTCCTGCTGCCAGATGTGAAGGAGCACATCGGTCTCGTCACCAACGCCACCACCACCCCATTCGGGCAGTGGTCGAAGCGGGTGAAGGACACCTACCTGGAAGCAATCAAGGAGTAGCTCCAAAGACGTGGGCCGGTGGAGAGCAACCCCATCGGTCCACGCCCCTCCAAATAAAAGTTTACACTCCCGCCCGCTACCTTCCTTCTGATAAGTGAAGGAGGAAGACAATGGTTTTTTTGATACTAGGAAAGAGAGTGAGAATCTGCACCCGAGAGGAGATCGGGGATGAGTGGGAGGAGGTGTGCAAGGAGCTCGGCCTGGAGGAGGAGCTCTGGGCCCTGGGGGATCACGCCAACACTTTCAGCGATGAGGACCTCACCTGGCTGTCACATCACACCTGCCCGTATGGGACTGGGTTCTTTGGGGGAGCACCTGGGGTGGCGACCATCTGGGTCCTGCCGCCGAGGACGTGGGCCGACAGGTAGCAAAGCCATCGGCCCATAGGAGAAAGGAGTTAATTGATGAGCACCCTGAGTATACCACGAGATCAGTCAGAGTCACCTGGGGCGTCCTCAGGCCCGTACACCCAGGTCTCCACGATCTCTTTCCCATCGGTCTCCACCAGGCTTCTTGTGGTAAGCCAACTCAGCATCGGACTCTCTCCGAAGGCGTGGTCCACCATCCCAGGTGCGTAGAGTTTTGTCGCAGAGACAAGGTCCTCCATGCTCAGGTATTTTTGGGGCAGGGTGACCATGAGCACCCCAGCCATGGGCATCATGGGCAGGAGGGTGAGGAAGGACCGTCTCTCCATCAGAGATTCCAGTGTCGGGACCTATCGACGTTGCTCCACCAGAGGGTGATCCGAGCCCCCAGCCATCCCCAATCATTGACCCGAGGAGTGCGAGCTTTGACGAACCCCCGGCGCTTGGCTGGGACGTGCCAGTGGACATGAAACCTGGGGGTAATCCTGAAGCAAATCATCACGCACTTTTCTTAACGGTGGCCAGGAATTTTGTGAACTCGCCCAAACCGACACCTAGGTAATTTGCGATAGTTTCGGCTACATCCAGGGAAGGAGTTCGCAGTCCACCAAAGATCCTGCTGACGTGGCTTACAGAGATTCCAGTGCCTCTGGCAACGTCACTCAAATTCAGCTTCGCAAAGTCCGCCTGGGTCCTGACTCTCTGAGGCCTGGGGGCCCGCTGCAGTTGTCTGTTTATCGGTCTGGTCATGACCCATCAAACCTACCAATCGAAGGCCGAAACTGTCAAGGAATTTTCTTGACTCAGGGGCAAGTCTGCGATACAAAAAGAGAGCCCACTCACCTGGAGAACGGAGAAGAGAATTGGAGAAAAGTCGAGCTGCCCGTGCCCCCCACGGTACCAATGATGCAGTCCCAAAATTGTCATGCGGCCATCAAGCTGATGGCCCCGTCTGGGTGCTTGCAGACCCCACTCTTTTCGGCCGAGAGCTGGGGATGGAAATCAAACAATGCTGTGCGATTAAAGAGAACGGACAGGAATGTGGGAAGCTCATCGGCTTCGCACTGATCACTCCAACCATCGCGGGACCAGGAGGAGGCCCGAAAAAACCAACAGGCATCATTTCAATTTAGGAAGGGACCTAAATGGCCATGGCCAACAAGAAAAAAAGTAAGCCCTCTTGGCTGAAGGGGGTAGTCGAGTCGGGAGGCAAGCCACCAGAGCCGAAGTACAGCTTCGCGGATTTCATTTACCCTGCCAGCGACAACAAGGGGCACTCCTCGCCGGTGGGTTTTCGGTGCGATAGCAAATACCTCAGGAACATAGATGTCCTCGTCTCATCCAGGAGGTTCCCCTATAAAACAGGCTCAGATCTCCTGAGGCACGCTCTTCATGCCCACCTCCACTACCTGGCTGAGCTGGAGCCATCGATCCCCGTGAGGCTGAGTATCCTGGATACTGCCGTCGAGCTGGCCAGGGCCCAACAGATGTTGTTGAGGTACCAAAATACAGTCAGGGAAATTGCCACGACTGTCGAACAGCTCACTCGGGAGGGGCTGTCATCTGAGGCTCGCAAGTTGGTCAAGAACATTATGCAGGAGGTCGAGGATGATCCAATCGAAGATGCCTGGAAGGACAGGCTAGGAAAAGAGCTCCTGGAGAAATACGGCTACCTGTTTCCGAGCGGAGGGGTGGTGTTGGAATGACCTCTCTTTTGCCATTAACAATAACCATTCTCTCTTACTCTTATGGTAAACATCGTTTTTCACCGTTAACGTGTTAACGGGAGTGTTAACATTTTACGTTTTACTGTTTGACAAATTCTCGTAACCTACTATGGGCAGAGTAGAATTACCGTCCCCAGCCGAATTTGGTGCTCCTGCAAAGTTCGATTCTTGGAGAAAGTACCAGGATGAGACTCTGCAAAAAGCTGTCGATTCCGACAAAAGGTTCGTCGGTCTGTGCCTCCCGACTGGGTCCGGCAAGACCCTAATCTACATGATGGCCGCCAAGCTGGCAGGTCTGCGTACTTGCGTACTTACGTCTACTAAGGCCCTCCAGGATCAGCTCCTCGCTGACTGGGCCGAGAGCGGTCTGTTCGATGTGAGGGGGCAGAGAAACTACCCGTGCAAGGAGCTCGTCTTCGCGGGCAGGCACTTCAAGAAAGGAACTCAGACCTGGCAGCAAGGGTGCGACTCGGGCCCATGCCATGCGGGGTACTCCTGCGAGTACCAGCCCTCAGGATGTCACTACTTCGATGCCATGAGGAAGGCCAAGGCCTCCAACCTGGTGGTGACCAACTACTCCTATTGGATGGCCATCCATAAGTATCGGGACGGCCTGGAGCCCTTCGACTTGCTGATCTGTGACGAGGCCCACAATGCCGAGCAAGAGCTGTCCTCTTTCCTTCACATCGATCTGAAGGCGGCCGACATCGAGGGGCTGCTCGGGACTCAGGCTCCGGCCAGCCTGGACCAGGAGGAATGGGCCAAGTGGGCCCGCTTCCAGGGGATGGCAATCAACACCCAGGTGGAGAATCTCAAAGCGCAGCAGTCCCTCCTCTTCAGCTCGGAGACGGCTCATGAGATCAGGGCCCTGAGGAAGCTCTACGCCGAGCTGGCTGGCGTGGGTGACATGAAGGGAGACTGGGTCATTGAGAAGAAGGGCAAGACGGTAACCTTCGATCCAGTGTGGCCAGCTCCCTACGGAGAGAGCTGCCTGTTCCTGGGTACCCCGAAAGTGATACTGGTCTCCGCCACCATAAGGAAGACCACCTGCAAGATCCTGGGGGTTCCTCTGGACGATCTGGACTTCATCGAGAGGCCCTCGACGTTCCCCGTGGTCCGGCGGCCGCTGGTCCAGGTGAATGCCGTCAGGGTCAACCATCAGGCCTCCGAGGAGGACATGATCCACTGGGTGAGACGCATCGATGACATCATCGAGGGCCGACTGGATCGCAAGGGCATCATCCACACGGTCTCCTACGCCAGACGGAAGTTCCTCATGAAGCACACCAAATTCCAGCACATCATGATGACCCACGTCACCGAGAACACCCCCCAGGTGGTGAAGAAGTTCAAGGAAGCCAAGCCCCCCATGATCCTGGTGAGCCCCAGCGTCACGACGGGGTACGACTTTCCTTTTGAGGAATGCCGCTATCAGATAATCGGGAAGATCCCGTTTCCAGATAATCGGAGCCTGGTGCTCCAAGCCCGCTGTAAGGTCATGAAGGACTATAGCAACTACCTGGCCATGCAGACCCTGGTGCAGTCTTATGGGAGAGGAATGAGAGCAGAAGAGGACCTGTGCGAGGTCCTGTGCGTGGATGATAACCTGAAGTGGTTCATTTTCCGGCACAAAGAGTTTGCCCCCAAGTGGTTCCTGGATGCCTATCAGGCCTGGGACTCACTCGTGTCCGTCCCACCCGCACCTGATTTGGATTTGTGAGCTGAGAGTGCCCCGAAAGGGGGATGAGGGGGATGGTCCCGCCAAACCCTTCCTCCGCAACCACTCTCGGCTCTCCAAGAGTCCTCTGACTCTGATGTTGACTCAGAGGCAAAGTGAAGGCATAGTGCCTTTTATTAACCAGTGAAGCCAAAAGGAGAAAAGAGATGGCAAAAGGAAAGATGCGAGGCGCGAGCCTCAACCCAGATGATGCAGGTGCTGGTGGGCTGACACTCGATGACGTTGACGCCGTGATCGAGGAGTGCAGGTTTGTGGACGACTTCGACTATGCGGGCAAGGTGAGTCCCATGCCACTGTCGTTGAAGGTCACCTTCTCGGGTGACACCTTCGAGCCACAGACCCAGCATTTCTCGGCCGGATCTCTGGATCGATTCGAGCCCTCAGAAGATGGTCTGTGTGCTGTCCCGGCCGAAGGTCAGGACGACGACATCCTTCTGATCAAGACCACCAACGCCCTGCTGTTCATCACCTCGTTGGTCGACAGTGGATTCCCCAAGGATAAGATCTCCGATGAGGTCGACATCTTTGAGGGCACCCATGTCCATGTCCGACAGGTCCCTCGGCCGAAGCTGCGAGGCATCGACAGAGAGGGTGACGCAGTGAAGACGATCCTGGCTGTGACCAAGATCCATGCGCTGCCCTGGGAGAAGAAGAAGGGTGGATCCAAGGCCAAGGGGAAGGCCACCGGCAAGGCGAAAGCTAAGGCAGAGCCCGAAGAGGCCTCCGCTGATATCAGCGAGAAGGCTTCCGAGTTTGTCATGACTGCAGTGGCCGCCTCCGAGAACGGTATCTTGAAGAAGGATCTGCTGGTCGAGGTGTTCAAGGCGATGGCCAAAGATGGAGACCGCGCCGAGGTGGTCAAGCTCATCAAGACCGATGAGTTCCTGACCGACGGCCCCTGGACCTACGACGAGGAATCAGAGACCGTTTCGTAGTGCAGGTCCAAGAGCTGAAGGCCCTCCCGTCCCATTACTTCTCGGAGGAAGCTCAGTCCAGAGTGCGCTCCAAGGGTCTGCACCTTTCGAGCATTTTAGAGAGTGTGGAGCAGACCCTAGCGCCTCGGGACTACGACTCCGAAGGGAGAGATTGGGAGCCGTACCGCAAGCTCGGCTTCGTGTGGGAGAAGGCACTCCAAGCAGCCTACCTTCAGTCAGCGATAGACCAAGGGGACCTGGTGGACCCAGGTGAGGTCCATAAGGACGGTGTCGCCATGTCCCCTGATGGTCTCAATCTTCAGGGGCACCTGGAGGAGTGGAAGCTGACCTGGAAGAGCTCCAGGAGGGTAGAGACAGACGGCATCGACGGGGCCTTTCCCAGGTGGTTCTGGCAGATGAAATCTTACTGCCTCGGCCTGGGCACCAACGTGGCCATCCTGAGAGTGTTCTTTGTGAACGGGAACTACGGATGGTTGAAAGGTAAAGGGGACAGCGGACCCGAGGAGAGGAGCTGGAAGTTTACGTTCACGGAGAGAGAACTGTTGGACAACTGGAACATGCTAATCAACCACGCCAAGAAGAGGAAGATGCTGTGAAGGAGCGACTAGCCGATCTATGGGACTCCTTCACCGAGTCCGTTGTGCTGGGGATACTCTGGGAGGTCCTCTGGGTGATTGTCTTCGCCTGGTTCCTGGCAGCGATCCTCGCCTTCCCATTGTGGGGACTGATCACGACGTTCCTGTGGCCCAACGTGGGCTACCTGGGGGCCTGGTATGTGACAGCTCTCATCACCTCGGGGATCTGTATCGTAATTTGGGTGGTCGATCTAGCAAGTGCGGTGAGATTATGAAGACACAAAAGGAGGAAGCGGTGAGCAATAGAATGTACATCATCAACAGTACGGGCAACGTCGAGCTGTGTCCCGATCTCCGAAGATGGGGGGAGTGGATGGCAGGACATGATAAGGAGAGGCACCTGGCCAAAGACGTGCAAGGACAGGTCAGGGTCTCCACGGTCTTCCTGGGGCTGGACCATGGTTTCGGAACTGAAGTCAGTGATCCAGTGCTCTGGGAGACCATGGTATTCAACGGGGTCCATGACGGAGATCAGGATCGATACACCACAAAAGAGAAAGCGCTGGCAGGACACAAGAAAATGGTGGAGAAGGCGTTTGGGGGTGAAGCATGAGCATGGGTTACGAGGACCCCCCTGATCTATCGGGTACAGGGTTTGAGGAAGCGACGGGTGAAGTCAAGCACCGCATGATCATGAGCATCGAGGGTCAGGAGGGCAGCGGCAAGTCGCACCTGGCCCTCACGTCGCCGGATCCCATAGGGTACATCGACTTCGATGTCGGCTCGGAGGGTGTGATCGAGAAGTTCAAGAAGGGACTGGACGGGTGCCCGAAGAAGGACATCTTCATTTCAAGCTACCGCATCCCCATGGTCAGCAAGGCAGCTAAGAAGGCCACCTCGGACGTCAAAGCAAAGATGACCCAGGAAGCAGCCAAGACAGCCGAGCCCGTCTGGGAGAAGGTGGTCAACGACTACTGCAAGGGGCTGGAGAGGTTCAGGACCCTGATCGTGGACACTGGGACCGAGATGCACGAGATGATCAGGTTGGCCAGGTTGGGTAAGTTGACCGAGGTGATGCCGGAGCACTACGGACCAGTGAACGCAGAGTTCAGGGACCTGGTGAGGCTGGCTTACGAGAGCGACTGCAACGTGATCTTCCTCCACAAAATGAAGGAGGAGTGGCTCAAAGGGAAGGGCGAGAAGAGAGCCAACTTCACCGGCAATTATGTGAGGGCTGGCTTCAATGGCATGGGCTACCTGATGCAGGTCAACCTGCAGACGATCTGGGACAAGGAAGACGGCTTCACCGTCGAGGTCACCAAGTGCAGGCAGAACGCTGACCTGCGGGGGGAGCTCATCGAGGATCCGTTCAACAACATACCGATGATTGCCCAGATGGTGTTCCCAGAGACGAGCTCAGAGGACTGGGAGTAGTCAGGGCCTCCTCTTCATAAGGTAATCCAGGAACTTGGAGAGGTGGTCGTAGGCCCTCTTCTGCGTGCGGTCCATGAACCAGAAGATGATGAGGAGCAGGACCAGGACGAAACCGATGATCATCCCGGCCTTGCCGTAGGGGATATCTTTGATGAGATCGAGCCATTCCATAGGCCTATGATACTCGTGGACGACAGGACGGGGAGCGAAGACCTGATGAAATACTTCACCTACCAGGATGCACACCTGGTACGACAGCCTTACGGTGACGTGGCCTTCCTTGGGAACGGTCCCAACGATGAGCTCATCCCAGTAGGGATAGAGGTGAAGACGATCAGCGATGCCCTCAACTCACTGACCGATGGCAGGTTCGCAGGGCACCAGCTCCCAGGTCTGATCAAGAACTACGAGTGCATCTACCTGGTGATCGAAGGCGTCGTGAAGATGGACAAGTGGGGGGTCATGTGTGTCCCCAGGCGGGGAGGGCTGAAGCCCATCGAGAAGGCGGGGAGGCCGTTCATGTGGAAGGACTTCCAGCGCTGGCTGATCACCATGGAGCTGCAGGGTGGGGTGAAGGTGAGGCTGACCAACAGCAGACGGGAGACGGGGTACTTCATCCTGGCTCTCTACACCTGGTGGCACAACAAGAAGTGGGAAGAGCACAAGAGCCTGCTGGTCTTCGACAAGAGCCACCGGCCTCCTCTGCTGCAGGAGCACCCCCTGGTGGTGAGGGTGGCCAAGGAGTTCTGGAAGGTGGGTTGGGAGAAGGCCAAGGCCGTGGGGAGTCGCTTCCCTACGGTGCTGGAGATGTGTCTGGCTGAGCCGGAAGAGTGGCTTCAGATCGAGGGCATCGGGAAGAAGATCGCCAACAAGGTGGTGGAGGAAATACGAGGGAAGTAGTGAATGACGAGACTGATTTGTTGCTGATGATCATTGTGATCGGAGCAGCCATGCTGTTGATGGGGGCCTGCTGAGATGACCTACGACGACATCATGAAAAGGATCAACAAGATCCTGGCGGAGCGGATGAGGATCCGCGAGAACGATCTGTTCGGCTCGGCAGGAGCGCAGCAGCAACAGGAGGCGGCACGGAGACACCAAGAGGAGACGTTGAGGAAGATACGAGAGAGCTACCCAGGCTGGCTGAGCCAGCAGATCATGGGGCAACGACCTCCCCAGGAACCATCCGAGAAAGCGCGGCAGGCAGCAGAGACACTGAGGCAGGCCAACAACACCATCACCCTGGGCAAGGACGACTACAAAGTATTGGAGGAAGACGATGAGCAAAGCAGTTTGGAAGTATCCATTGTTCCTAGGAAAGAATGAGCTGGAGCTGCCCCGTGGCTCTCGGATCCTGTACGTCGGTGACGACAATGGGATCCCAACACTGTGGGCCCTAGTCGCCACAGCGCCCGAGTACCCGAGGGAGATCAGGAACCTGGTAGTGAGAGGCACCGGCCATCCCGTAGACCCCTTGGTGGAGGAGTACATCGGGACCTGGCAGGCACCGCCCTACGTCTGGCACTTGTTCGAGCTCCCACGATCCGAGGGGTGATGGACCGCAACCGAAGATCAAGCCAGATGAAGAGACGCTGGACGAGCTTCATGACAGCCAACCCCTTCATCTATGATCTGTTCGAGATGACGTCACTGGACAAGATCAGCAAGGGAGCGAAGCGTCTCTCAGCCAGGGCCATCTGGCACGAGATGAAGGATCTCCTGGCTGATACTTTCATCGATCCTGGTCAGGAGCCCACCAAGCTCAACGAGCATTTCACCCCAAACTGCTCCCGCCTCTTTATGTTGCGGAACCCAGAGCACCAGGTGTTCGAGCTCCGGCACCGGCCCACCACCAGGCAGCCTGCCATCTACAACGAGGACGGCACTGATTACATCGCGCCAATCGACTACACGCCACCCGAGGAAGTCGATGAGAGGGAGACTACCCTGGGGCTGATCGAGTGGGACATGAACCGAAACAATGGTCAGGATCGGACAATGACTCCCCATGAGAAAGAGGTGGTTCACTGCTGCAACATCTGCTTGTCCGAGAACCTGGAGGTAGCCGAAGACAAGGCTGACGGGTGGATGAACGTGGAGTGCATGAACTGCGGCGAAGTGATGGAGGTGCCTCCCTTCCACTGAGGGTAGCCATACTCCTAAATATATATAAGGAGGAGAATGACAGAACACAAAATTAAACTGGTGCTCACCCCTTTAACCGAAATAGAGAAGTTCCAGGAGCTCCTAAAAGAAACCAACCACACACTGGCTGCCAGACTCTGCCATATCGAGCTGTCACTTCTCCCCATGCTGAAGGAGCCTTTCCCCGATGTCCCAGAGGATGCAAGTGCGACTGACCTCCGCAACGCACTGGAGGCGTGCCTTGTGGATATAAAGACGAAGCGACTGATCCTTGAAGGTATGCTGGCCAAAAAATGAAAGTACCAGGCGACGGACCCACACCCTGCAAGCTCTTCTTCATGGGGGAGGGCCCTGGGTACCAGGAGCACAAGAAAGGAATCCCTTTCGTTGACTGGGCACCGGCGGGCAGAGAGTTCAAGCGCTACCATGAGGGGATCGCCCTCTACCGAGAGGACATCTTCGTCACCAACCTGCTGAAGTACCACGTCGAGGATGACGGGGATCCCACCCCAGATATGGTCGCCCGAGATGAAGGGGACCTGCTCCAAGAGCTGGAGGCCTGCCAGCCTGATGTGATCGTTCCCCTCGGTGCCTTCGCCGCCAGGTACTTCCTTGGAGAGGACGTCACCATGGATGCGGTGCACGGGATCCCTCACCCTTGGCAGAACTCTTTGTGGCTGAAGAAGCCCGCCACAGTCCTCCCGATCTACCACCCAGCCTTGGGCCTGCACTCTCCGGCCATGCAGTCGCTGATCCATTACGACTTCCAACAGCTCGATGCCCTGCTCAAAGGAAAGATCGAGCCCCACCCCAAGATCGATGACATCGAGAAGCCTCGCTACGAGGAGGTCGGTCCCATGGATGTGTACGCCTCGCTGGCTGGGCGGACCAGGTGCGCCGTGGATACCGAGGGGCTGCCGGGGAGAGCCTGGGGGCTGAGCTTCTCGGTGAATGCGGGGACAGGGTGGGTCATCAAGAAAGGTACTGAAGCGCTGAAGGCATTCAGGAAAGTCTGGGCCGCAGATGACATGGTGATGGTCCTCCACAATGCCCTCTACGATCTGGGGGTGCTTCGAGAGCTGGGCGTCACCCCCAAGAGATTCACCGACACGATGCACAAGGCCTACCTGCTGTGCCTGGAGCCTCAGTCCCTGAAGCTGCTGGCCAAGAGGCACTGCGGGATGGAGATGAGCTCCTACGAAGAGATCACCAGGGAGGCCTCCCAACGTCTGGCTTACGACTACCTGTTGGAGGCCAGCCTCCAGGAGTGGCCGCCTGCAGTCGAGGAGCTGGTCTTCAAAGAGAACAAGCCGCCCCGGCTGTCCAAGAAGTGGAGCGTCAACAAACGGATCGAGAGGATCCTAAAAGATGCGGGGGAGAAGGAGGCCAATGTGAGGGCACGGTGGGCCGACCTCAAAAAGAAGACCCCTGACCTCGCTCTACCTATAGAGCTGGAGATGGGGGAGATGCCGGTGGCTACCCTCGACGACATTCCTCAGTCAGTTGCCGTTCCTTACTCAGGACGGGACGCTGACGCCACCACCCGTATAGATCCCATCCTTGACGAGATGATCGTCGCCATGGGGCTAGAAAGAGTGTTAGAAATCGACCTAAATTGCACACCAATGATCGAAAGAATGCAGGCGGTGGGCATGATGGCTGATAAAGAATACTTTGAGCGTTTTGGGCGAGAGCTTGGTCGGGAAATGGAGGTCCTCACCCGCCAGATCGTGAAGGCAGGAGGACTGGAGATCAACCCAGGCAGTGGGGACCAACTCGCCCACCTTCTGTTCCATCACCTGAAGCTGCCGTCCCACAAGATGACCAAGAAGAAGACACGGGAGGCGGTGGACGTGAAGATCATGGAGGCCCTCCGGCCTGCCCATCCCGTGGTCCCTTTGATCCTGGACTACACCGAGCGGAAGAAGCTGAAGAACACCTACGCCGACAAGCTGCCTCTGTGGATAGATGACGACAGCAGGATCCGCTCCACCTTCAGGCAGACCAGGATCCCCACCGGCAGGCTCGCTCTCTCCAGGCCCAACCTCCTGGCTCAGCCTGTCCGCACAGAGCTGGGCAGACGGATCCGAGAGGGCTTCATTGCACCCGAGGGTAAGCTGCTGGGGGCCTGGGATCTCAACCAGATCGAGATGAGGGTAATGGCTCACGAGTCCCAGGATGAGAACATGCTGGAGGTCTTCCACGATCCCACCTCCCTGGGTTTTCACTTCGCCACCTGCGCCAAGATCCACGGCATGAGGCCAGAGGATGTGGTCAAAGAGAGCACCGAATACATGATGAGCAAGAACGTCAGCTTCGGTATCATCTTTCGCATCTCGGCCATGGGCCTCACTGCTCAGATGCACCAGCGCGGGCACCCAGGATGGACCGACGATGACAGTCAGCGGATGATCGACGAGTGGTTTGCGATCTACCCTGGGGTGCTGAGCTTCATGGAAGCGAAGATGGCAGAGGCGAGGCGCTACGGGTTCGTGCGGGATATGTGGGGGAGGATCCGATACCTGGAGGGGGTGAGGAGCAAGGTCAGGGCCATCCAGGAGGAGGCCTACCGTCAGGCGATCAACTTCCCCATCCAGTCGGGGGCCCAGGGTGTGATCAAGCTGGCCATGGCTGGGATATGGAGAGACGTGCTGCCTGCCTTCTGGGCAGAGAGACCGATAGATGAGGAGTCGGGGATGGAGTGTGTGGAGCCCATCCTCCAGGTGCACGATGAGGTGGTGCTGGAGTTCGATGAGGACCTGCCCACCCTGCTGGATCCGTTGATCCAGGCCCAGCTCAGCGGGGCTGCAAAGCTGAGGGTACCCGTCACCGCTTCTGGTGCATGGGGTAAGACTTGGAAGGAGTTGAAGTAATGCAAAAAGTAGTAGACGGAATTAGTGCAGTGAATGATCTGTTGGATAAGAAGGAAGGGTGGAAAGTTGTGAATCAATGGCTTGAACGGCGTCACCTAAAGAATGAGGATTCGGCGTTCCGGCCTGAAGATTGTCCTGTTTTCCTGTTGGAAAAGGGGGAGAAGGAGTAGAAGTGAGGCAACCTCACGTTGTTGGGATTGGACCCCACAAACAGTGCGACTGGTGTGGTCGTTCCGACTACTGCCTGGATCCCTTCCTCTGCTTCATGAGTCTAAGAAAGGAGAAAGAAATGAGCTGTGAACAATGTGAAGAACTACAGAAAGGCACGGTGACGTCCTACATCAGGTGGGGCATCGCCAACATCGAGGTGAGAGCTTGCGAGACTCACCTGAAAGAGATCTACGATGTCATTAACAAGGCCCAGGCTCCAGGGTATGAGAACGGGGGAGGAATGGACTCCAAATATGGCAATCTCAACATCACTGGGATCCCATCCGCCGAGCCGGTGTTCGTGCTCAGAGCACAGGATGCACACGCACTCTACCTCCTCAGGGAGTACCAGGCGCTGGTGAGCAGCCACAATCCTGAGATGGAGGAGAAGATGGATCTAGTGCTGCGGAGATTCAAGGCCTGGGAGCCCAAGAAGCTGCCAGATTGATAGTTGACTCAGAGGCAAAATACTTGGTACAATATCTTTATGAGAAGGAACCGACGTTAGCTGGCGGGACCTTCTTTATAGGCAGACTGGCCGGGGGTTCCCGCTTCGCGGCGGGTGGGTTTTACTCGAACCTTCCATAAGCCCTCGGCCTCTTCTATTAGGGGGAGAAAAAATGGCTGAATCCATCCCGTATTACGACAACTACACCTATCTTAGAGACAACGACTTCAACGACCTGACCCACCAGCGCTTCAATATCAGCGCCAAGATCAAGGAGCTGAGCGCGACACTGGCGCAGGTCAATGCCGAGATCGGGACCATGATGACAGTGGCCGGTGTCGACAAGGTGGCCTGCGATGAGCTGACCGTTTCCATGGTGGCGGGCAAGAGCTCCCACCTGAATAAGATGAAGCTCCTGGAGTTGGGGGTGGGCCCCGACACTATCGCTGCTGCCACCACAGAGACCGCCTACACCACGGTGAGGATCGTCGAGTCCAAGAAGAGGAGAGAGGAGGACTGATGTCACTGTGCCCACGCTGTTTGAACCAAGAGATAAGTAGCATCCCTGGGAGCTTCGCCCTCAGCCGTAGGAACAACGAGAAGGTCTGCAGCCCCTGCGGTCAAGAGGAAGGGATGGTTGACCTCCACAGGGTCAGGATCTCCAGGTCTATCAAGGAGAGAGAGGACCGAATGGCTGGCCGTCCCAAGGTAGCAGCAGACAAGAGCCTGCCGACAAAGAAGGTGGCCAAGAAGAGGAAGATGACCGAGAAACCCCACAAGGAAACTACCGAGGAAGCAATGAAGAGAAGGAGAAAGAAAGATGCACCAGAGCAAAAATCCAAAGACTCCAAGCGGTGAAGAGCTGGACAAGCCCCAGGTTGAAACCGTAGCCGCTGACATGGTCCCCGAGCAAGAAGCTAAGGAGCTCCGACCAGGCCAACGGATCCCCATCAGGTGGGAGTACCACAGGCTGATCGTGAGAGACACCGCTGCTCGGATCCCTGTCGAGGACCTCAACGCACTCGGCAGACAGGGCTGGGAGTTGGTGACCGTATTCCACCTCCATGCTGACATTAACTTCATCTTCAAACGGATGGACCTGCCGTGACCTTTGAGCAGTTCTCGGCAGTCGTCACCCCCCAGAGATGCATGATAGGGGTCAAGGTTGTTGGGGCCTTCAACCTGGGCATGGCTATCGCTAATGGCATCAGGTTAAACGGGGCACAGCTAGGGTTTAACATCGCTGGCGCGGTCATGTGCGTCGGCTCCTACTACATGTTCAGAGAGATCCTGGTGATGATGAAGCAGAACCAGGAGATGAAGGACATCAGGATCGGGCTGGAGGCTGACATCTGGGAGATGGAGCACCCAACTGAACCTCGGGTGCAATGAAGCTGCTGGTCTTGACGCCGGACAACCAGGACCCAGCTCCTGAGTTCGTAGAGTCCCTCAAACTACTGGACCTGACGTGGGTAAAACATGGCTTCCATGCCCCGCTGCCTGTCATGTGCTCCGCCTACAGATTCACCCATGTTCTGTGGACCAACAGTGCCTACTCCTTTCTCACCTGGGGGGAGAAGTCCATCCACGCCGCCTACTCTTTTGTAGGGAGCCCTCGCTGCCTGTTCAGC